TTTATAAAGTCTTGGCTATCCAAGCTGCAAACATTTTTAACTCTTCGACAGACATGGAGTTTTTACACGCATTGGCCTTCATGCTCATAACAACCACATTATCTAAGCTATAGCCTTTAGTATTATCAACCCTGTCTATACTAGGTGAGTTCCACCTACTGCCTCCGTAAACCAAGGGGAACCCAAAAACCGGACACTCCTTTGTCTCATGAAGCAGTTTTACTAAGTCTTCAACACTTAACTCAAAAGGTATCCCTCTCCTCTTAGCTCCATTCCTTAAGGAGCAAATCTGCCTGTGTACGGCAGAACTCCTACCGGGGGAGTGCTCCTTACAATACTTGCGATCAGCTTTATTACTACATCCAGTAATAACACAGTTTTTCATATCGACCCTCTATTAAAAGGCAGTTTTACTTCTTACCTAGGAAGGTCGCAGTTTACCGTCATACTCAGGACACGGTGTTACAGCCCTAGCAGTGGGTTGACAACTGTTTCCAAGATGCCAAGTACCGCAAAGAATGCCGTAAATAATTCAATACCAGTCATGTTAGTCTCCTTTAGGTTAGGTCTACGATCTCACAAGAGTCACCAGAGCAAGCGAATGTCTGGCTCGACTTAGTGGTATCCTCTTTCTCATACTCCGAAAGCTTTGCCCAGTCAATAGCCTTCGGCATCAGATCTAGAAGTTCTTCATACTCAGACTTGCCTACCTCTTGGTAGGGTGCCTGCTGATAGGTGTGCTCGTTATAGGGTAGGAAAGAAACACCAGACATTTCGTCAAAGTGTTCATAGACAAATGCACCTACCTCGAACCACTCATTCTTCTTCACGTTGATGGTGACAGACGGTTTGTGCTCACACCAGAAACGTTGATACGCAAGCCACATCTTTAGCTGGTCAATGGCTGACAGATCTTCCGTAACAACAGCACCATCAGGTGACTTGATAGGGAAAGAGAACACAGTGGTCTGCTCTGGCTTGAACACATCAGGCTCACTCGGAATGCCTTGATCCTTCATGAATTGTGTCAAGGGATCTTTGTTGTCACCCCGTACTGTACGAATATAGTAAGGGCTATGCCGAGCATGGATACCAGAAGCAGAGTCAACAAGCTGCGATACAGTACCTGAAGGTTTAACACACGTAATAGCAGCACTAACAGGAATCCCAAGGCGATCAGCCCATTCAGCATTTGTTGCAACAGCGACATTACGTAGATGCTCCAGGGTTTTCTCCAAGCCTGCATTGGCAGTGGTCATCAAAGGATTGTCCATGATGCCTGTCAGTGACACACCAAGCAGTCGTTCCTCTTCGGTGTTCTTCTGCCACACCTTCCGCAGATACGGGAACTTGGTGTAGGTGGACTGGATAGTACCCAGAATTGTTGCCAGACGGACCTTCCGTTCCAGAGTTTCGATAGTATCTGTAGCACGAACAACAACCTCTGTCAGGTTACAGAACTGATAGGGACGCAGGATGATCTCACTGCATGGGTTAGTGCCAAACTCCCAGTTAGGATCACGACGACCATTCTTCTCTGCTTGTTTCTTGGAAGCTTGACGGTTGAAGATACCACGTTCACCAGAACCAGACTCAACCAAAGCCATCCACTCACGCATGAAGCTGAGTGCATCAGGCTTCTCAGTGTATGACACAGAGTTGTTGGCCAAGGCACGTTGCGGATCGTTCTCCCACCATGCCCCACTCTTAGCATGACGCATACGGTCATCACTCAGGTTCGATAGGCTGATCATAGCACTGCGTCTGACACCACCAACAACGACAACCTCGCCGATCTTACACATCAGGTCATGGCACTCAATGCTGCTAAGCTTACGGCCCTGTGCAGCCTTGAATGTTTTGACAAAGAAGCTGAACAGGTCTACCAGAGGGGCAGGACCAGAGGCACGACCACCAAAGGTCTTCAAACGTGCGCCAGCAGGACGTACCTTAGACACATCCCACTTCGGGATCTCACCACTATAGAGGAGTGCAATCACTTGACGCAGAGCCTTAGCCCAGCCTTCCTTGCTGTCCTTTACTACGATGGTAGTCTCACTGTCGAAGAGTTGTGGCACCTCTGGGAGCTTCGAGATGAACTGACGTTCAACACTGAAACCAACACCAGTACCACAGAGCAAGATGAACATAGCCTCATCGAAGGACTTCGGGTCATCTACGGGTAGGTAGCTGCAGTTGTAGCCTGCCGTGTTGTCTCGTTCCAAGGCAGGGCCTGCAGTCATCATAGCCCGCATCGAAGGCATGATCTCTAGGCTCAGGATAGCCTCTTCAATCTCGTCCAACCAGAATTCGTCATGGGTCTTAGGTACTACTACGTTAGCCATGTAACGGTATACAGTTTCTTTCCAAGTCTCACGACGACCCTCGTCTTCCAGCCACCGAGCATAACGGCTGGTGTGAATGAAAGCTTGATAGTCAGTTGGCAGATAGTTGTTCATCCTCGTCCTCGCATTGTTTTATCTTCTTCGAGCCAGATCAGTCGGTCAATATCACCACGGGTAATGCCGATATCTTTTAGCTGGTCATCTGTCAGGGTGTTGAGTTGTTTTATAGCTTTACGGTGTGCCCGCCAAGTACATAGGTACTTCCAATAACGTTTAAACCAACTCATCGTTCATCACCACTTCCACCAATCTTACCACGAGCAGCACGGCTGTAAAGTTTCTCTAGGTTCTGCATTGCAAGATCGTTAAGGTCTACGTTCAGGTCACGAGCAAGAGCAGCTACATACCAGAGAACATCACCAAGCTCTGCAGCAACACCTTCACGGTCAAAGTTGTTGTCCCTGATCATCTTCTTTACTTTGTTGGCTACCTCACCAGCTTCACCAGCAAGGCCCAGCGCAGGGTAAAGAACCTGATGGGCTGACGAATAGATAGCTGTCTTTGCTGCCATCTTCTGGTATTCGTTCAAGCTCATGGGCTTAAACTTGTATACCTCATCGTAGTATTCCCAAGCTTCTAAGTCGAATTCGTTAATCATTCCTCGGCTTCCTTCCACCATCGTTGTTCTGCGTCCAAGTTAAAGTAATCATCTAACTGAATCAATCCCTCATCCAATAGAAAAGCCACTACGACACTCTCACAAATGTCGTTCTGCTCAAGCAATAGAGCAAGGCCATAATTTTCTACGAGGGCTGCAATTTTACTTTCTAAATCAAACATTGTCAATATGCCTTAGTGATACGTAACATTACCGTGAATCTCAAGAGGACCAGGGGCTTCATTTAAAGACTTGATGACAAAGTATGCATCATCAAATGTTTCAAACTCTACCTCAATCTCACAGACTTCGTTGTCAACTTCTGCGAGGAACACTGCAAACCATTCCCCTGTGTCAACATCTTCGTAAGGCCCGTCGAGGTGCTTGTGGATTGTCATCATTTCTTTTTCTCCCTGATCCATTCTGTTGGGATTATTTCCTGTGCATACAGGAAGCCATGTTTGTCACACCAATCAGCATAGGATGTCTTAGATCCCTTCCTGATCTTAGCATTAGGATTGCTGAAAACAAATCGAATGTCAAGATCAGGATACTGCTCTTTGATGAGTAGATGTTTCTTTCTATCTGACGGAAGAAACCTACCCTTTGTCTCAATGAAGATACCATTTGGTAACTGAAAGTCAGGGGTGTAGTGTCTGACTTCTGACACAGCATACGGTATCCTCACCTCTTCATACTTGAATGATACCTTACGTAACTTTAGCCAAGCTGCTGTTCGTTTTTCTAAGCCTGAACGGAAACGCATTTGGGCGGCTCCCACAGTTGGTCTTCATACCGACGCAGCCAGAGCAGCCTTGCGTTCTCTATGACACGATCTTCTTCCCCACCGTAGGCACGAAGACAGGCCTCGTATAAGTCCTGTTCGGTTTCACAATCACCAAGAAGAACAGAAGCTTTAGCAGGACCAATACCGTATAAGCCTACGATGTTGTCTGCTCGGTCACCAGTAAGGATTTGCGTATAGAAGAACTTCAAACCCTCGAACTCTGTCATGGTTTTGAATTCACGCTTATTCGGATTGTAATGTGTACAAGGAATCTGCAACATGTCCTTGTCGATTGACACAACGATAGCATCAGACCCGTAGGCTGTAGCCCAGATGCCAATCAGATCGTCAGCCTCTTCACCCTTTGACACAATGGCAGACCAGTTGTCTTCCATGTGCTTACGTATTTCTTGTAGGTGTTGGGGTTTGTCTACGTCCTTACGGTTGCCTTTGTATTCGTGAGTGACAGCAACATCATAACGGAAGTTACCTTTGCCTGTCAGGAATACTTGGTAGTCCTCTTCGGTAGGCTCCCATAGAACTTCTTGTAGGGCCTGATCCAACAGATCGTCTACCTTGTCGATGGCATCATCAATGCTTTCGTCCTCACAGGAGAAGGCTGCTCGGTAGGCAAAAGGATCACCATCGATTAAAACCTGTTTCATTATTCATCTTTCTTTTTGTTTGCTTGCTCACGTTCTTTGGACCGTTGACGTTCTTGTTCGTTCATTTCTCTGATCTTCTCGGTGGGTGGTAGTGGTCCGTTATTCTCACCGTAGTAGCCATACTCATCAAAGTTAAATGCTGCAGATTTCTCACGGAACCAGTCATCATCTAGTGGGGTTCGACCTTCTGGTAGCTTAGCTTCTGGTTCTTCTTCCTCTGGCATCTGTGTCAAGATCCAGTCATACACATCAGCAATGTCTACCTTAGCTGCAGCACAGTGAAGGATAAACTTGATGCCTTCTTCTATCAGCATCGCCTGTGCATATCCATCCATGTGTAGCTGGTAGGTAGCACTGCCATCCTCATGCTCTTGGACACTCTCTACTCCGATAACTCCAGGTCTGTCACGCATTG